TCAATAGCCGATTGAGTATCAACTTGTTTCTTAGGACCCATTAAAGCAAGAGCTGCTTGGAAAGAGTTTAGATTAATTACATTACCATCAATGTCTAAACGCTCCAACCGTCTTGTAATAAATGCTTCACTGTTGTCGATTCTATCACCCTTTTCAATGCTTTTAAGAGTGGTTTCTGTTTTAGCATTGAGTTTCTTAATCAAACTCATTGCTCGGCTATAAATTTCATTTCGATTACTATCATCAGCAACTAAACGAGTATAATTATAACCGAGAGTTTGTTTAATAGTTGCTAATTGTTCTTGAGATAAGAACTGTTCAACATTTCCAGATTTAGCTTTCGAAGCTTTATTTAATGCTTTAGTTAAATACTGAGAACAACGAACAGAGTCTAAATCATAGATAGAGTATCATCTACCATCAACCTTAAATCGTACATTTCCAGCAGCAAGATTTCTAGGTCTACCCGTATGAATATAGACTTTACAACCAGAATTATTTCTAAGATAGCGTTTAACGGTATCATACGCAGTAAACGAATTAAGATAAACTGCATCAGAATCCTTACCGTCAGGATAAATATCGTGAACAAGTACTTCAAGACCATCTGCAGTAGTTTTTGTAATTACAACAGTATCTTCAAAGCTAATATCGTTGTAATTAGATTCTTTACAGAGAGGATTCAGCTGTCCGTTTACAAGAACTGAATTAACCGTCTGAGCATTAAAAGTTTCAGGAGTAAAAGAGCCTCTTGCGAAATCTGCAAATTGGTCAAACATTCTAGTTTCTCACTTTCCTGTATTTTCATTCCAAACACGATAATACATAATCATATCGTGAGAAGGATTAAGAACACCTGCAAAACCTTCATACTTATGTCTAATACCGCCACGATTAATTGAAGAAACAACATCCGAAATAAATGAACCGTTGATAGTAGCTGCACTAAATGGAACTCTAAAATCAAAATTACCATTTCTAAAGGCTTCAGACGCTCTTTTTACGAAAGCTTGGGCTATACCAATTGTATCTTTGTTAGAATTTTCAAAAGAACGAATCCAAGAATCTGCAAGAACTCTATAAAGCTCACGCTTAGATTCTTCTGTACCAGTTCCAATAACGTCATCAACAGCAGTATTTAACTTAGCCATATGAGCTGCTACAGTTTCACCAATATCTTGGTAAATACTTTCAACAATGTCTTTATAGTGTCCGTCTTCTGTTAAAGCAGAAATCATCTGTGTCATTTCAGTAACTTCTGCTAAATCAAGTTCGTGATCGGCATTCATCTGAACACCACCATATTTGGTAGACATTATAAAAGTTCTTAACGGTTCATCATTAGAGAATCTTTCTGAAGGATTAATTCCTTCTGCACCTACTTTAATAGCAGATTTATTAACTGCATATGCTATAAAAGAGCTATCTAGTGATTTACCAAGTGCTGTTCCTTCTTTTCTGCCTTTAACAAATAGTTTCTCAAGTAAGTCAAGATTTGCCTCATTATAAACTCATTGCCCATTTTTATAAGTACCTGTTCAACAGCCGCCAAAAAGTTGATCTAAATCGTATAAAGTGCCTTTGGTTAAGATTTTATCTTCAGCTGCTTCAGTACTGCCGTCAGAATGAACAATAACACGATGTTGCCTGTAACCAGATTCTGTGTCTTCAATTCCTGTAATTCTATAAGTAATTCCTGTGGTAAAATCTTTGTACATCAAACCACCATCATAAGTAGAGATTAACTCGTTAAGAACATCGGTAGAAAGTCCTATAATTTGTCCAGAACTCATTTTCTTATAAAGACGTTCTGTAGAAGCATTGGCAAATTGACCGTTACGACGCATCTCATTATCAAGTGCGTATACAGCCCATTTAAGAAGTGTAGGTTTACCTGTACGAGGATCGAGACTCATCATGATAGACTTCTTATTCATGCCTACACGAGCATCAAGAAGTGAATTATTTTCAAATCTTGCTTGTAGAGGATGTGCTATACCAGAACCATCACTAGAATCGAGATCTGTTTTTTCATCACCATTCGGAGTAAATACGATACCAGCGATGTCATTCATTACAGCTACTTGAATATTACTTGTTACTCCATTATCAAGACCTTGAATATATGGATGATATGTTGCACCAAATGCAACGGAACGTTTGATTTGAGCAATTAATCGATTTGCTTCAGAGAATTCTTCATATGTACCAACCTCACCTTCGTCAGGATTTTCATTACCAAGAGTTGAATTTTTATTTGGATGATAATAAACTTCACCAATAGCAATAGAATTATACTCATTGGAAAGTAATACATCAGACATGAAATACGCTTCAAGAATAGGATGTAATCTGTCTCCTATATGAGTAAGAACATCTCCATTACTACCTTGGAAATCTTTATATGCTTTATTGCCGTAAATCTGGTCAATTAAAGGATTATCATACCGATTTCATTTCCAACGATTCTCTTCGATATTCTGAATGAAAGCTTGTCTAGCTTTATCAAGTCGCTGTTTGAATTTACCGGCATCATTAAATGTCTCATACTGAGATTTAATTGTTTCATTTACTCGAATGCTACCGAGAGAACTATTTCTTGGTTTATAACCATGAAATTCATCAATGAAATTTACTTCCGCTTTTTCAAAATCACGAACAACATCTTTATATTTCTTAGTTTTTAAAAACTCGTCAAGTTGTTCTAACGTTTTGAATTCTTGACCATAGTCGCCATAAACTTCATTATAATCGCTTAAAAGTTCTCGAACTGCTGAATTAATTCTATTTGCACGGAAATGCCTAGTAATTTCAAATAACTGGGAAGAATCTCCAGTTTTAATTACGTTCTGAATAACATCGAACAAATTAATATCACCTAAAGAGGTTGTAATGGTTTTGTTAAGGTCATAACCAACAAGATAATGCGTTCCTTTATCGGCATATGTTGCAGATTGTAGATAAATCTTACCGTATTCAGTATTACTGTCTTTGTTCAGGAATGCTCCATAGAAATCGTGAAAAACACCTAATTCGAGAAGCTCTTTAATGGATAATGATGCAGCATCCTTCGTTTTACCATTAATGGATACCTGATTTCGTACTTGGGGACTAATTAAAAGTTGTCTAGCTTCTACTAAAAGATTTTGATTGGATACACCACTAAGTGACTCAGTACCAACTACAATATCATCGATTACAGACTGAATATTATAAGTAAGATTTGTCAGTTGATAAACTGGTAGATTATTACCACTGGGGTTTTTTACTACATTTCTTGTTTCTGAGCCATAAATAGTACTTAACTTTTGAGCAACTCGTAAAGTAGCTTTATTTAAAGGTTTTAAATCAGGAATAGAGCCTTTCTTTCTATTGACAGCTGTAATAGTCTGTCCATTAACATCGTATGCGATTAACGCAATAAATGGTGCAAAGTCTTGTTCCCAACGCCAATCAGCATTTTCAGTAGCTCTACCGACTTGTTCATATGTATCTGGAAGAACGAACATTAAGAAATCCTTAATAACATCTTTCATAAATTTATCAGAGTAACTACCATTAATTGTTCCTTCTGCAGCATTATCTTTCTTGTAAAGACAAACATCTATGTATTCAGCAGGATCATTAATATTTTGAATTCTTACAGAACCTCTAATATTAGAGAGTTTATATTTAGCTTTAATATTATCCCTTTGAGTAGAATTAGTATGAACTAAGTAAGATACACCACTGATTTTATCCTCAAAACTAAATTTCTGAGAATTGATAAAAGAACTTTTAAGATTACGACCGCCAATTCTTCCTAAACTGTCATCATAATCATATACACGATACGATACATTTTCAGTTTTAAAGAACATTCCTGCAAACATAGCTTTGATTGCAGGATCGGTATTTGCACTAAATAAGTAATGTTGAATAGATCTTAATTTAGAAATTAAGAATGTTCTTCGATTGTCATAATAAGAAGTAATATCTTTATCAGCAGCAGAAGTTCAATTAATGTAAGCTTCAATGATTTTACCAATATCTGCTTTAGCACCTTTATTATATTCATTACGAATTTCTGTTGGAGCTTCAAACAAAACTCAATTTTTTACAGCAGTTATCGGGGCATTAAAACCAGAAAGACCAATAAAGGAATTAGGAATAGGAGATCCATCACTATTAATTTCAGGAATTACATCTAACAGAATTTTTGCCAGGTTAGAATCTTGGTTTTCAATTGCTGCAAATTCAGAAGAAGTAAATCCCGTATAGTGTTGAACATTTGGTCCTTTGTACTCATATTTATTAAATCCATCGGTCTTAATCGCTTTTCTTGTTCTCGGATTAATGAACTCACTTTTAGGAGAAACAAAATCTGCATAAGATTCAAGCAAAGTATCAAAAATACTAAGAATTACGAACTTATCGTAATTTTCTACAGTTGAAGGATTTGTACTAAGAAACTGTCTATATTCCGTAAGAGCTGTTTCAATTCGTCTAGTATACTCATCATTAGATAAGTCTTCCGTTAATACAATAGGATCTTTACCGCACTCTTTTAAAAGAGCGTTTGCTAAATCCTCTTTATATTTAGCAATAACTGCATTAACAGAACCAGCCGAATCTTTCCATCTTAATGCAGGATTCTCTTCTTTGAAGTCAAAAATTAGTTTTCTAACAATCTCTGTTTTAAAATCTTGTTCTGCTTTTAACCTTAAATCATCAGCACCCCGATAGTAATCTGCAAAAGTATGTGCCTCTTGATCGTAGGTAAATCGTCCTCAATTAGAATTGGTAGATTGTTTACTACTAGGATTAATGGTACCCCCTTCTCTGAAGAGGGCACCATTCATGAACCTAGTATAAACAAGTTCACCATCATTAAAGTAAGTAGTTACTCAATTTTTAAAGTCTAATTCAGACATTGTTTCGCTTTTACTAGCGAGTAGCGAAATAAATTTTGGTGAATAATTACAAGCCATTTAACATTCGTCGTTTAAAATTCTCTGCTCTAGATATGCGTTAATTGCATTTAAGAGCTCTGGACTATTTTGTTTTATTATTTGAGAAGCTTTTACAGCATTCACTTTATTAGAATTCGTTCAATGGAACTGCAAGGAATTAATATACGGAATAATTTCATGAACTCAAGGAAGATTTTGATTAATTGCATCAACGGTATCTAACATCTGAGCTAGAGCTATTGCTGTAGGGACTGACATTTTATATAATTTTCACTCATTTTCCTCATAGATTAACGTTATTGGGCGTACATCGTTCGGAAAATTTTCATTGGATTCATGAAGATTGGGAACATGTAATCCAAATACTCCGTATTTCCATTTTTCAAGTCTACTACTTAAAGTTTCAATGCTTTCAACAGTATCTTCTGAAAATTCAATTCCTGGAATTGTACTTAATTTACTACGAATTATACGCTCTTTTCATAAGTCCATATTATTAACATCTTCAAGAACATATCTACTACCAGTCCAAAGTACTTGTTTGCCGATTCAACTATCCTTAGTAAATGCCATTGATTTATTGATAGAATTTATTAACTGTCCTATAATATCGTTTACATTTCTTCCACTACGAATTTCACGTACAGCCCAATCATAATTGTTTCTGAAAGTTTGTTGATATTCTGGAGGAAGAATTGTTTGTATAGAATTAAATGTATTTGTAAAATTATTAATAATTTCAATCATAGGATCTACTGGAGCTTCAATTGGCTGAATTGCATTTTCATCAATACTTCAAATTGAAGGTTCAATTCCACCTTTAATTCAATAACCAGCCTTGTTACCAATAAATTTACGATATGCAGAAGTAGGACTAAATCTATCTCCCCCAGGGTCATTTACATAAACCCCATTAATGAATGGACCATAAGACATTAGTCTAGAACTTAATTGTTCAAGATTAAATTTTGCCCCTCTGAACATCGTAAAGATTGTGTCGTTGGCTGTTAAATTCTGATAAGAAGGAACATTCTCCTTATTCATAATAGCTCGCTTTAGAGAAATCAGTGTTTGAGCTTCTCCGAATAGTTGCTGTTTAATTTTATCATAAGGAAATTGTCTTTCTACTCCAAAGAATATTTCAGATTCTTTAGGACCAAACGAACCATTAGGATAATACTCTTTAGCAGTATAACCAGTAATATGCCCATCCTTAACATTTGTTTGAATCCAATAAGCTTTATCCCCAGAAGATAATACAATCGCATGACGTTCTCCATTAATACGATCATTAGGAAGACCAATAGTATGCATAAACATCGTTAAACTTGTCATTAATGTACTATAGTCTTCCGTTCCTTTAAGTACGTCTAAAGCACTAGAAACAAATAAATCAGCTCTATCTCTAGGAAGAACTTGCCATGCACGGCTATTAATCGTTTTATAGTATTCTTCTCCAGTAGGTAAATCGGATAAACTATTACCAGCAAGTTCTCCAAGAATGTGTTCAGGATCTTCCCACAAGCCTCTATCCATCAGCCTTTGAATATCAGCACGATCAGCATCCTTATTATGCAAAGCATTTACAAATTGAAGAACCTTTACCGGATCTACTGGTTTTTGAATCATTGCAAGAACCAAATCATTATAATGACTTACAGATCAAATCTTTTCTCCAATTTGTTCACGTTCAAATCAATTCCTGAAGAATGTTCTAGCGTACATCGGTTCATCAGATAATGTAATAGCTACTTTACCAGAATTACCTTTTAAATAAGCAGTAGTACCTTTATCGAATCCAGTAACAGTATCAGATACAATCCCTCAATCACCACAAACTTCTACACCAGGAAAATCAGCAATGAATTGTTCTAATGGTCTTCATTGTTGATCTTGCTCACTTATTCTAAGATTTTGATTTCTTTTGAATTTTCCAGTATAACGACCAGATAAAGCAGTTCTTGCAAAACCAATTGGTATTTCAATGAAATGAGAATCATCAACTTTATATCTAGCAGTAATAATTTTCTTTTCAGAATCATATTCTGTAATATAAATATCAGGTACACTGTTAAATATACGCTTTAATTCTGAAATCATTCCATATGTAAGATCTCTTTTATCTTGATTAGTAGGATCGTTGAGAATTTGATTTAAGAACTGATCTAAAACAATTCCCATAGGAATTTCTGTACGAATCGAAGAACCCAAATGAGTAATAAGATTTCTATAAGTACCAGAAGAAATGTTTACACCTTTGAAGTTAGATTCTTTCCAACTTGCTAATGAAGTAGGATTTTTAACTTCATTTTCTCTAAAATCAGGATGTCTTAAGAAGCTATTAAATTCTCCAGAGAAGATTCTACTAGTAGCTTTTTTCCTAGCGTTATTTACAACACTTCTACCACTCTTAGCTACCGGAGGGTCTACTGGTGCAGGAGTACCTGTGGGATTAGGAGTTGATACTGTAGGAGGTACTGAAGTTCCAGGTTGAACACCAGGTTGTCCCTGAGGAACAGGATTACCACTAGATGCAGCAGGAGGAGGTGTCGTAGGATTAGGAGCAGGTGAAGGTGCAGGATTAGTAACAGGTTTCTTAAATTCATGAATATAATCATAAAGATTATCTGTTTTAGTCAGTCCATCAAGAATTTGTCCTCTTCTAGTTTTAAATGTTTTGATGTCGCCTTCACTAAGATTCGTAGGTTGATTTAAAGTTGGGTTATTATTATTCTTAATATTTAACTTACCTTTTATACCATTGTCTTTAATGATACTAGCAACCTTAGAACGCTGAGATAATGTGTACAGATCTCTTAAAGCAGCATATTTACTATAATTTGTTCCAATAGTATTATTCTCTTCAAAATTAACATCTACTAACACATAGTCTCATTCGCCACCCTGCATTTCATGATAAGGCACAAGTTGAATATTCTTATCCAAACCTTGATACTTATCAAGATTATCTGTAATAATTGCAACTCTACCTTTCGTCTTATATTTATCTGCAAGCGCTTTTAAATCCACAGAACTATCTACAAATTTTTCACCATATAAAATACCGGCGGGTTCATTTTCGAAGTAATCGATTTGAATTTCAGGGGAAACAAAAGCATCTAATTCTCCGAAAGATAATTCTCGTTTCTTTTTCCATTCAGTTTGAACTTTATCAAGTTCTTTTGTGAATGTTAAGAAGTTTTCATATTTTGCAAGGTTTGTGCCTCTTAAGGAAGCCGTTAGATATGGAGCTGCTGTATATAAACAATCCTCCAAACCAGTCGAATGCCACGTAGGTTTTACAGTATTAATCTTACCATCTTGTTGAGTAAAATTACCAGAATATACTTTTCCAGAATTCTGAGTTTGATCACCTAATCCGACAATAATAATACCATTTCTTACAGCATAATCAGATAAAGCTTTTAATTCAGATTCTGTAAATAAACTAATCTCGTCTACAAAAAGAACTTTTAATTTCTTAGAAGCATCAAAAACCTTATCGTTGTAAACAGGAATTTCAGTTGCAGTTCAGTGCCGAGTACTATGTAAGAAACTATAATTATCAAATTTTGTGCCAAACGCGGTCTTAAAGAAGGTATCTTTATCTGTATGACGTACATTTTCTCCAACAGCTTTTGCAAGATTTTCTGCTTGTCCGGTAGTAGGAGCAACACAAATAAACTCGTGATCATAGCCTTCGTACATCTTTGCTGTTGTGCGAGCGATTGCCTGAGTTTTTCCTACCCCAGCACCCCCCTGGATGCAGATGAAATTCTGTAAAGCCGTTAAATTCTCAATCCAAGTTCTAGATTCTTTATCTGTTAAAGTTCCAGCATATGAATTTGCTTGAGCTTTAAGTTCTGCTAAAATAGCATTATCTAAATCCGGTCTAGAAATGGTAGCTGCAATATAGCGTAAGCCTAATTCCTGACTATAAATTGGTGCAAAAGGTGCATCTTCTGCTTGAGTAACTGTTGTATATTTAGTATAGAAATCTTCAGCAGGAACACTTAAAAGAACCTTTAAATAGGACATTAAAGAATACTGAGAGATAGTATCTGTATCTGTAAACAGCGTACTAGTTTCCATTTTTCACACATTGTTTCCAAATAAAGAAACAAGTGCTTTTGCAAGTTCTTCTGTATTTTTACCAATTGTAGATTTCTGGACCTGATGATAGAGTTCTGTTGCAAACTTAATTTCAAATTCCATTAAATCTCTTGGATTAATAGTATCAGGAGCAGATAAATCAATGGAATCGGTTAAGAAAGAATCTGCAATAGCTTTAATATCGATTGGTGTCTCATTTCCTTCAGCATCCTTAATAAAGAATTTCTTTCCAAAAGCATCAACAAACGCTGGGTTATCGATAAGTGTATGCAAGTAAAGTGCTCGCATATGTTTATCGATATCTTCGTGAATTCGAAGTATCTTCAAACCATTGAGTTTTGCAAGTTCCTTT